GTTGTTTGATGTCATTCCCCCCGTTCGTGAATATTGTTGGGAGTTCCGTTGTGAACACACGAATACACGCACTCGGCGGGTTCGGTGTTCTCATCCTGGTCTGCCTCGTGAATGACGACGGCGATGTCCTCGCCCGTATCAAGAACCGTGAGAAGCTGCCCGAAGGGCAGGGCAACCTGAAGCTTCTCGCAAGTGTGGTCTGTCCACAGCAAGGCTTCTTGCTCTTGTTTGTCGTTTTCCTGGGTGTGAATCAGCCTGACGTGCAATGTCACGGTCTACCCCTCCCGTATTGTTCCTTCATCATCCATCCGAGCAGGAAAGTTGTGAGGATGAGCTCGAAGATCGCATCGGTGCCGTCATCGCCGTGTCGCTGCAGCCTGTAGATGTGTTCAGTGGCCGCGCCCATTAGGCCCATGTAGAACGGATACATGGTCTCGTACTCCATGCCGCGCCGCTCAAACCATGTCCCCAGTCCTTCCTGGTGAACGATCGCGCGAGTTTCGTAAAGCAGCCGTTCGAGATCAGGCAGCGTGATCGGCAGTGGTTCTTCTTGACTCATATCCCCGTCCCCTGTTGGTAGTGTCGCTTGGTGCCGTTAGTGCCGGGATGCTACCGCTCAGGGACACTACCAGGACCCGAGCGGGTAGCACCCCGAACACCGACGGCTTAGTCTACCTTATCCGGCGGTGAAAAGCTAGTCGGGTCGGTCGGAGTTTCTTTTGTGGGCATTCGAGCGTCTTTGTGGGCTGAAAGTGCGATGGCGGCGGCCTAGTGCAGATTTCCTCTCTCGAGCGCGTGTACGCGCATACGTTGGACCCATTTGCGAAAATCGCTCTCCTCCCGCGCGTGTACGCGCTCGCAAGTCCTACGCGCGAGGACGATCTGGACTCGACGGGAACGAGAGATTTGTGTATGGAATGGGATTCTTTACTTTCTATAGAAATGGTGAATCTGGATTCCATGCGATTATGGATTTGCTAGAACCTGCGTTTCGAGTTTTTTTTTAGAGACAAATACGATTTGATGACTGAGCTAAGGAGTACAGAAGCTTTTTTGTCGGATTTGTCGGATTCAAATGGCCGAAAATACTGAAATAATTCGGATCAAATCGGCTATTTGCCATGAAACTATCTCTGAATGCAATTTTTGTGCGTTGCACCCGCACTTTCGGATTCCTTTGTGTTTAGTTTTTTGCGACAATCGCCATGCGAAATGGCATGTGTGACCACAAAGAATTCGGATTTGTCGTAGCCAAATCAGGAGAGAATAGACACATGGGATTCTGCGGCCTTTTCCCCACGTTTTGCGAAGGCATTCCCTCGGCTTTGAGCCTTAGAAGTTCCGATTTACCAGCGGATTCGCAACCTCAATCCTCAAAGAACTCAGCCACCCACCATTCCACAGGGATTCGGTGCCACAATTCAGCGCTCAAATCCGAGCCGCCGGGGAGCGTACCGCCTAGCCGAGCCTCAAGCCACCACGCTCCGTACGGCCAGCCGTCATGGTCCAGGTGGGCCAGGTAGCCTCAAACCAGCCTAGCGGATGGGTCGCGTAGCGCCAACGGTACACGCCACCGTAGCGACGCGCCCAGGTATAGCCTCAAGCCTATGGGTCAAGGCCCAACGGCGCTGAAAAAGTTATGTCCCAAATCCGACGAAAACGACCCCGCGGGGTCCGGTTCGCGCTACTATGTAGGGGCTGGGCGCGTGAGGCGCCCAGGCCGGAGCCGAAGTTTGAAGGCACCGGACGGTGGGACCGCGCGAGCGGGCGACCCGCCCCAACGGGCCAAAGGGGTGCTGCTCCGGCGGAACGACCAATCGTAGGGGCGACGCGTACCACAAAGTCGCACCCTCACCAACGGGCGACGCGTGTGCGATTTCAAGGCACGGACTGACCCTAGTAGGCGTGATGGTCCCTCGGCTCGCGCGCCAGGGGGATGACCAGGGTTAGCAACGGGGTTACTAGGCGCGCAGCCCCAACTAGGTAGCTACGACGCGGTGACCGCGTCGCGGCGATCCTGGCGAAAGGGTTTGCGACCTACGGACGCGGCGGCATTTGGGCGACGTCACGAGGCGCGAACGCCACCGGCAGAGTACGGCTCAGCGTAGGCAGCTGAGGCTTCAAGGAACCGGCGGGCACGCGAGCGAACCGGAGTAGGCCAGGCGCAGCGACGCGGAACGAGACGCGGGCACGGGCACCTAGGAAGCCAAAACCTCCCTCCCTACGGTTAGCAGCTGGGGCAGGCTGAGCGTGAACTACCCTGCGCTGAACCTGCCCCCTGCTGGTGACCGGAGGCAACAATGCCAAACGCACCCTAACTACCAGGGAGGTAGAAATGAGCACCGACGTCAACAACAGCAAGATCACCGTCACCCTCAAGTCTGGCAAGAAGTTCCAGATCGAGGTCACGGACGTCACCGAGCTCACCGACGCGTTGCTCGCAGCGCGCAAGGCGAGCTACGAGGCACTCCGCCAGGAGCGCCAGGCCAAGGCGGCCACCGCCAAGGCCGAGCGCGAGGCCAAGAAGGCTGAGCGCACCGCGAAGGCAGCTGCCAAGAAGGCTGAGCGCATCACGGCGCTTCAGGCCAAGCTGGCCGCACTTCAGGCGTAGTCAGCGGGAGGGGCATCTCAGGGTGCCCCGTCCCGGTGCTTACGCACCCCGAACCAGGGAGGAACAGAAATGGCAGAACGCCAGCACCCGCGCAAGATCGGCCACTCGCCGCGCGAGCGCAGGGGCAAGCGCAGCAAGCGTGGCTTCAGTAAGCCATCAGGCTACCCAGCCTGGGAACTCAAGGAACAGGAACGGCTTGCCAAGGAACGCGAACTCTGGCTAAGCACACGCGCTGCCCACTTTGCGAAGTGACTCAGCGGCTGCCCACCCTAAAGGTGGTCGGCCGGTGCGCCATAAGCACCAACACGAATAACACAAACCAGGGAGGAAATATGACAGGCATGCTTATCATGCTCGCGATTGGCATCCCCGTGGGGATGTTCATCAAGTACACGCAGCTGAAGCGTCGCGGTAACTGGCCGCCGAAGCGATGAGCACGGTTCATGTCCACGGACTGCGCGGTAAATACAGTCCGCTCAACAACCTCAGCGATGAGCACAAGAACTTCGTGCTCGACGCTGTCAACGAGGCTAAGCAGTTCGCCGATTTCAGCGTCACTGTACGTTATTCAACGTACATCGGCCCAGGCTGCGCTGCCGAACGTGGCGGAATCTGCGTTGACAAGGACGGCGGCATCTACGCCATCGTCTTTGCGGATGGGCATCGTGAGTAACATGCCCCACACGCAAGAGATCAACCAGATCGTCCAGCTGATGAAGGCTCTCAGGCCACGCGGCTATGAGATCTTCGATCCGTACCATGGTCGTCCGTTGAAGATCGTGCGGTTCAGATGGCAAGCGCGTCTGATCTGCTGGTTCATCAACTCGCTCGACTACTGGCCGCAAGACGACGCCTAACCCAGCGGGAGTCTACCGTAACAGGTAGACTTCCCGGTGTGCTAGGCGCACCGCGTAAGACACTACCAAACCAGGGAGGAAAGGCATGACGGAACAGGAACACGAAGATATCCTGCGGAAAGTCAGAGGTCTGATCGCCAAGGCGAACAGCACCGACTTCCCTGCCGAGAAGGAAGCATTCATGGCCAAGGCGGACCTCCTGATGGAGAAGTACGCCATTGACCAGGCAATGCTGAAGCTCGGCCAGGACAAGAACGCTCGGCTGGTCATCCGGCGCGACATGGACATCAGCTGGTGGTCAGAGCTCCGCAACGGCGTGCACATCGACGCGAGGAACAACATCGCGTGGCTGTGGATGGCCTGCGTGGACTTCTGCCGGTGCTACAGCAGCTACAGCGTCTGGGACTTCAAGCAGAACAGCGCTGCTGTGTACGGCATGGCGTCTGACCTCTCGTACCTGGACATGTTGTTCACCGATCTGCTCCTGCAGATGGTCGACCACATCAAGCCCAAGTACGACCCGAACAAAACGATGGGCGAGAATGTCATGTTGGCGAAAGAGGCCGGCATGAAGTACATCGACATCGCGATCTGGCTCGGGCATCCTGAGTGGCGTGTCCCGAACGGCACTGGCGGTTACAAGACTGCCGACAACGGCAAGATGCTGCGCGAGTACAAGGCGCATCTCAAGACCATCGGCAAGACGCCACGTGACGTCGTCTCGGTGCATCCTGACGAGTGGCAGATCAGCTACGTCGAGGGATTCGTCACCATGATTCGCAAGCGCCTGAAGGACATCACAGCGCTGCGGTCTGGTAGCACCGGCGAGAAGGACAGCGTCGCTCTGGTCATCCGCGACATCCGTGACCAGGCCAAGGATGCGCTCTGGGGAGACTTCCCCGAGCTCAGGCCTCACGCAGCGGACTGCACGTGTAAGCAGTGCACGGCGAAGCGCAAGCCTGTCAAGTACAGGGAACAGCGCAAGCTGAACTACACTGCATACGGCTCGGGCAGCGACAAGGGTGCCAACGCGAGGATCGTGAGCAACGATCCAGGTCTCAAGCAGCAGAAGTCACTGGACAAGTGACCTGCGGGCAGGGCACGACAGTGCCCCACCCGGAGTTCACGCTCCATAACCAGGGAGGTTGTATGCCAACACACGCAACACTCCACCCGTTTCACTTCAAGATCGGCGTGGAGATCTGTGTCTTCTACGGCAAGACCGAGGCTGAAGCACGCACCAACGCAGAAGCTTGGGCTCGCCGATTCAAGAAGGGTGGTGTAACTCGTGTCAAGCATCGACGCAAGAGCGTATGACGCTTGGGTCACGCGCGAGCCACCGTGGTACGGACCCGACGAAGCATGGGAGCTACTGCTACACTGCTCCTTCTGCGGCGGCTGGGTAAGCACCAGGCACGAGAACATGATCGAGCAGGTCACGCACAAGATCAAGCAGACCTGCTATGGTTCCGGGCCACAGCCTGAGGACTTCATGATGCAGCACGACGAGTGCCCGCATCCCTCAGACTTCAAGCACGGTAAGCACGAGGTCGATGCTTACGGTGGCATGACAACGTACTTCCGCTGTAAGAGATGCGGTGGCGAAGCAAAGCTGGACGAATACTGATGGTCAGGGTCTCCTACTCTCTGACGCTGACGGATGACGGACACGTGATTGTCAAGGTAAGCAAGAAGGCACCCGATCACGTGTACGTTCCGGGCAAGACGAGAGCGCAGTTGACTCGCGACGTCCTGTTCTTTCTGCGCGTCACCGACGTACCGATCAACAAGGATCGTCTCCAAGCAGAGCTAGACGAGATGATCTGGCAACACGTACCAAAGCGTGACTGGTACTGAGCAGCAGCGGCTCACCCACCAGGGTGGGCTTGCTGGTACTCAGACAGAGTATCATAACCAGGGAGGTTGATGTGGATAAGCACATCACGATTGACTTCCAGTATGACAAGATCACACTGGACTTCAAACTGCCGAAGCTGAAGGCACCGCTCGATGACGAGTGGGCCGCGCTGACGCGGGAGGAGCAGCGCCTCTACCGGAACACCGGCAGCCCGACCTACGGGTGGACCGATGTGATGGAGCAGGAGGACAGCTGGTTCATCAAGGAGATGTGGGACCAATGCGCGTCCTACATCGAGCACGGCGAGCCTGGTTGGGACACGTTCTCGCGTGACGCCCAGTGCCGGCTCGTCGCCAGGCGCGTGGCACGCATGAACGCGCTGATGGTCTACGGTCCCGAGTACCTCCTCATCTAATGGCCAGGCAAGAAGAGCCATACGACGAGGAGCGCGAGGACTACGCCAGCTTGGCCGACGAGGCCAGCGCACCCGAAGCCCATCCTTGGAAGGACGAGGACTGGGACGAGCGCGCAGTGAAGAACGCCAAGAGCTACGCCAAGAAGCACAGTCTGCCTTGGCCGCCAGGACTGGGCGACATCGACCGGTGGTACGACCTGTACACCAACGGAGAGCTCTGATCAGCGGCTGTGCCCAGAGATGGGCATGGCCGGTGCTCAGAATCATCTGACACTATAACCAGGGAGGTAAGCATGGCAGAAGCCAAGATCACCGTCAGCTTCACTCCCGGTGAGTTCGACCTCGTCAGGGAAATCCTGAAGGGCGAGAGCCTCCGGGCGCAGGCGGTCTTCAAGGACACGCATACCGATGCCAAGATCCGTGCGGAGCAGCGCCAGTTGTCCGCGCAGATCGAGGACATCATGTCGAGGCTGCGGTAATGGGCGTCAAGAAGCAATTGACGCCTCAGCAGGCGATTCTCGATGCCTGGTCGTCAGGCAAGAAGAGCGTGGAGATTGACAAGCGTCTCTTCACCCTGACGCTCCAGACCCATCACCCGATCGTCCACGTCAGTGGCAAGAACATCAAGGTCACCGAGCGCTGGATCATCGCGCGTCCTGCCGACGGCAAGCCGGTGCCGCTGTACAGCATCGGGTACAAGAACAAGCTGCGCAGCAGCCTCGCGTGATGGCTGCCCCGCAAAGCAAGGATCTGGTCGCAGCAGCGCTGTGTCAGCTTCTCACCACGCACCACGAGGAGTTTGTCCACGAACTGCAGTCGCAGTTCAAGGGCAGGATCAGCGTTGAAGTGCAGGATCTCACTCGTGGTGAGATCGTAATGCGCTTCAAGTTCGGCTCAGAGAGTAGCAGCAGCATGCCGAAGTATCTCCGCGTCAAGATCTCGGAGATGGTGTGACGCAGCAGGTTGCCTAGCTCAGCTAGGCTTCCTGGTACGTCAGCCGATGTACCGAACCAGGGAGGTAAGTATGCCAAGATGGCATGCCCCACTAGATCCGGAATGTCCGGATGTGGCGGCGGCAAGTCAAGCCCAAGCTGAAGATCCGATGTGGGCATATGCTGACATCGGTGAAGAGTGGTGGGAAGACTTCCGCAAACGTCATCTGCCCAACTGCGAACGGTGCCGTGAGTATGGTGCCGCGAACATTGAGGTGGTCTGATGTCGAAGGACGGTATGATCATCCTCGACACGCCAGAGGCCATCCAGGCGTTCTTCATGCTTCAGGTCTACAACAAGCTGAAGCTGGAAGTGAAGACTGCCGGCAGTGGCATGCGGTGGCGTGTTCCGCCAATGGCACAGGCGCAAGCATATTTGCGCAAGGCGGGCATCAAGCCCAAGGGTCGCAAGGCCACGGTACTCGTTCAGTTCGAGCAGTACCTGAAGGACACCGGAGTGCTTCGCGGTGAGTGACAAGGACAAGCTAGACGCGATCGTCGTCACTGTCGAAGAACTGATCCACAAGCATAGTCAGAAGGAACTCCTGGCACAGCGCGAGCTCACGCATCCGTCTAAGCAGAAGCGCGAGAACGCATCACGTGCGATGGAGTACCACAAGCACATGCAGGACATCTACGGTGGTCTCCTTGATGACATCAAGGACATCATCGCTGCCTGAGCCTGCGGGTGGTGCTACGAGAGTAGCGCCGACCCGGAGTTTCAGGTAAACTCCATCCGGTAAGTAACCAGGGAGGTCTTATGACCGTACAACGAGACTCGGTACCAGACTGGGCTCGCGACAGGCAAACCGAACGTGGTGAGCGTGTCGCAAGTCAGAAACAGCTGGACTACATCCGAGACCTCATTCAGAAGCAGGACCTGACGTCATTCACCCAGGAACAGCGGGACGCTCTTGAGCAGCCCGAGGAGTTCTGGGTCGAGGAGACGACACGGCTCAGCTTCGAAAAGGCTAGGAGGATTCTGGATCTTCTGATCCCGCTTCCTCGCAAGCCTCGCGAGACCATCGTCAGCGAAGGTGTCGAGACGAGCACGGCTCTCTCCGGATTGCCGCCTGGTCGATACGCACTGCCGAAAGCCGGCACGGAACTCGAAGACAACGAGCTTCGGTTCTACCAATGCTGGGAATCGCGTGACAAGCAGGCCAAGCGTCTGTACGTCATGTTCGGACCCAGCCAAGGCAAGCTGCCGCCTGACGTGCAGAACAAGATCGCGAAGATGATCCTCAAAGAGGGCATCCGCGAGTGCGCGATTCGATTCGGTATGGAGATCCGCCACTGCTCCAACTGTGGCTATCGCCTCACCAACCGCATCAGCCGTGAACTCGGCATCGGACCGGTCTGCGGAGGCCGCATGTTCGGCGAGTCAGAATGGAAGTCCGAGGTCAAAGCCAAGCGGGCAGAGATCATCGCTCGTGGCGAAGACCCGGACGAGGAGATCGACGACGAGTAGTACAGCACGATAGCAGCCACGGCGGCTGCTAAGTGCGCTCTGGGTGGTCCTCCCTGGGCCCATAGAGCGCACTTAGGAGCCGCTGAATAAGTTGCTCCAAGGACTAGCTTTTCTGGCTAGGTTCAGGTATGATTTTCTTTCCTGATTCACCGAGTAGACACTACCGAAGGGAGCAGTAATGGCAAGGGAAGCAAGGGCTGTGCCTACCGCACAGTTCAACAAGCTCGTCGCCCTCATCAAGAAGAACGGTGGGGAGTCCGAGCGGTGGTACTCCGAGCAGACTGGGATCGAGATGAGCATGATCGGCCGCGCAATGTGGCAGGCCGAGCTCACCGCAGATCCCAGCCTGAAGATCGCGGCCACGCCGGCAGCGATCTACAAGGCGGCCAGCAGCGGCAACTTCCGCTGGCCCCGCATCGCCGTCTACGCTGGCGTCAGCGTCGGTCAGGCCAAGGCGCTCTACGAGCAGGCCGGTCACGGTTCTGCCCCGAGCAACCTGACCGCTCGCGGTCGGCAGTTCGACGGTGTCACCACGGTCAAGAAGACGGGTGGCTCCGGTCGGCGCGGCGCGGCTGCCAAGGCGCAGCCGAGCGGCACGTCCGGGCGGCGTGGTGCCGCCAAGACCGAGCCCACCAAGCGCGGTGGGCGTCCTGCCGGACGCAGGGGCACGCGCGCAGGCGCAAACCCCAAGTAAGGCAGGCGGTCGAGGAAGTCCTCGCATCCGGCGACCCACCAGATACGACGCCGCTTGAGCGTCTGCTGGTGGGAAGCCGGATATGGGTCGAAGTTCAGGAGACCACGCGAAAAGGCAAAGATGATGGCCGTGAGATCGAATACACATTGCCAGCTCACATCTATGATGTTCGCGTGATGTCTTTCCGACAGTTCCTACCAGCCGACAAGAAGAAGCACCGTGAGAAGCATCTGGTGCAACTCTACACGGATCCTGGTGGAATGAGGACTCTGTCTGTTGGCAGCATTCGGCTCCGTGACCCACGACGCCGGAGAACTTCGTGAGCGCTGTGGCTGTGCCCGGAAGCGGGCATGGCCAGAGTGCTTAGGGCACTCTGTACGACACCTACAAACCAGGGAGGATAGTTGTTCAGTCCCGATACTTGGCTCATCCTGGGGATAGGATGCGCTGTAGTAGGTGTGTTGGGTATGTTCTGGCTCGCCGTTCTGGGCATAATGGGGATCGCCTCGCGGTCTGATGAACGCATGGAGATCCTCGCTGCCCGGCGAGTCATGAATGACGTCATCACGTCTTCGGCTGACGACGAAGATGACAGCAACACTCTGAAGTGGATTCTCATCGTGCGGACCGCTATTCAGATGCACCGCAAGGAGATGAAACTGCACGAGTAGTAGCGGCTGGCGCTCTGGGGAGAGCGTCGGCCGGTGCCACTCGGCACCCCAATGGGAAGGGAGGTAGCATGGCAAGAAGACTAGAAGATCCAGAGCAGTTTGTCAGTAAGCTTCCACCCTTCAAGGTGAAGCCCAGCGAGGATTACCCTGGCTGGCTGATCGTGGAGTGTGGGCGCGATGACTGTGCTGGGGTCTTCCTAGTACGCAAAAGTCATTGGACTCGTGCTCTGGTACGTCGAGGTACGACCATAACCGGGCGAAGCTGTCCCTATTGTTTCCGAGCCGGACGCATGCCAAGTGGCAAGCGGAAGTCTCGTGCGTAGGGTATAATCACCCGGTTCAGACACTACCAGAATACAAGGAGTACCATGAATAAGGCATTTGCGGAAATGAGTGCCGCAGGTGACAGGATCGAGATCTCATTCCGGTATGACCCTGATCTCGTAACATGCATCAGGGAAGTGCCGGGAGCTCGATTTGTTCCCGCGAACGAGGGCGGTCCCATGTGGACCGTTCCGTTGACACTCGAGTCTGCGCGAATGCTCAACAAGTGGATGGGGCCAAGCCTCGTTCTCGGCAGGGCATTCAAGCAGTGGGGCAAGGAGGCGATCGACAGGGAGCGTATGCTCAACGACCTGGCCACGGTGGATGATCTACCGGCGGACAAGCTGCAGATCGCACAAACCATGCCGGATCTCGCTGAGTGGCTACGTGGCTACCAGCGTGCGGACACACAGTTCCTCGCGGCAACGTCGGCTCTGAACCTGAACCAGCAACGGCTGGGGAAGACTCCGGAGACGATCGCTGCCGTGTTTGAGGCAGGCCTCGGCGATGGACCGCATCTTGTATGCGCTCCGAAGACGAGCCTGAATACAGTGTGGCGTTTCGAAGTGGAGCGTTGGACAGCGAAGCTTCCAAAGCCGCACGAGGTCATCACGTACTCCGGCGAGATGTCGCAGCAGACCAGGGCCAACGCCATCGAAGAGTTCTGGAAGTGCATCGATGAAGAGTGGCCCGTCTGGTTTGTCTGCACGTATCAGACCGTTCGCGACGGTGCGGAGCCGTTCATGGACCCGAAGGAGTTTCCTGAGGGTTGGGCGTCTTTCACCATCGACGAGTTCCACAAGAGCGGTCTGCCGCGTGCCTCCGGGAAGAAGGATCCGAAGAGCAACAGCAAGTTCGCGCTCGCTGTGAAAGAGATCAACGCACAGCGACGCTACGCGCTGTCCGGCACGCCGATGGGTGGTAAGCCCATCAAGCTGTGGGGCGCTCTTCACTTCATCTACCCCAGGCAGTACACGTCAAAATGGCAATGGGCTAAGACGTGGTTGCAGGTCAACAATAATGGCTACGGTAGCGACATCGGCGGGATCCAGCGTGGTCGCGAAGATGAGTTCTACCGTGCTATGGCGCCATACGTGGTCCGCAGGCTGCGGTCTGAGGTTCTGCCTCAGCTGCCGCCAGCGCAGTGGATCGACGTGTGGTGTGACATGACTCCCAAGCAAGAGAAGCAGTATCGGGAGTTCGCTGCGCGAGCAGAGACGACCATCGAAGAACTGCAGCTCAACGCCATCGGCATCCTAGCCGAGTACGCTCGGCTCAAGGTGTTCGCTGACGCATACTGCGCCGAGATGGTGAACAAGGAAGTCAACTGCGGTACATGTGGTGGCTCAGGTAAGATCGAGAACGAGGCTGGCGCGAACACTGGTTCGACCGTCAGCTACACCTGTCCTCGCTGCCTGGGTAGCGGCAAGCGCACTATTCAGCATCTCATCCCGAGCACGGACTCTGGTAAGCTGGAGGCGCTCGTAGAGCGTCTGGCTGAGCAGGGTATCGTGGGCAAGAACTCGGCTGGTGACGAGGCTGAGGGTGAATCGCTCGCCATCGTCGCCTCGCAGTTCAAGGAAGTGGCCGACATGGTCCACGCCTATCTGAACGCGAACGGTATCAAGGCAGTCAAGATCACCGGTGACACCAAGGACGAAGATCGTACGGTGAATCAGATGCTCTTCCGTGAAGACGGGAAGCGTCTACCTGACGATCCTCGCGTCATCGTGATGACGACGACTGCCGGCGGTGTGGCAATCACCCTGGACCTGGTCGAGAATGTTCACATTCTTGACGAGACATGGGTGCCGGACGACCAAGAACAGCTGGCCGACCGGGCAGTCAACACCAGCCGTATGCACCAGATCGGCGTGTATGTCTACCGCTCCAGAAACACGATCGAGCAACAGATCGCTGAGGCGAACATCGAGAAGGGCAAGATCAACCGTGATATCCTGGATCTCCGACGGCAAGGCTTCAGGGCCACGATCGTCGAGAGCCAGAAGAACGGTAAGTCATGACTATTCTCGGCAAGAAGGAGAACATCAGCGTCCTGGAGATCTCCCGGACATTGATGCCTGACACCACTTACGAGGCTGTGGTCCTTGAGCTTTGGCTCGGGGACCGCAGCGACCTCGCGACACAGGTCGACCGTTACTTCCTGCTCTACGAGCCGGAGGCCATGGGTGAGCACCTGTACATAGAGAAGTCGTACTCGGGGTGGGAACTTGCCCTCGCGGAGAACGCTTCAAACACCTACCGTCGCGCCAGTCAGGTGCCCGGTGTAGTGCTGTGGGACATGATCGCGAAGGTCAAGGAGTCAGACAGGGATGCCCTGAACCATCAGGCATCCGAAGCCAACATGCTCAATCCTGAATATCGTCGGTACGGCTACGACGGCAAGCGGAATGAGCGGTATGAAGCGTTCCTCAACGCCATTGACACCCTCGCCGACGACTACGACGACGAGGCTGCCTGGGCGGACGTAGACGCATTTCGCCGCATTTACGCGGAACAGCACGAGAAATAGGACCGTACCAGAGAAGGGAGCACAATGACTACCATTCCTGCCATCAAGGTTCGCTGGCGCCAGACTCCACAGTCGTCCAACGTGACGGCTGTGGGTTGGGACCATCGCGGACACATGTACGTTGAGTTCAACGATGGGCGCATCTATATGTACGAGGGTGTGCCCCGTCAGCGAGTGGTCGCCTGCTCGCGTGCCAAGAGCGTTGGTCGGTACTTCAACCGGCACATCAAGAGCAACTACCACCCGATTCAGGTCGCGTGAACACGGTCATGCACGGTCTTGAAGAGGCCGTGTATTTTCCACTCGTGATTATCTTCCTGATTCCGTGTCTCAACGTCGTGAAGACGCTTTTCAAGGCGCATCCAGACGAGAAAATCGTCCCGGAAGAGCCACCAAAGCGTCCTGCACGACCGAAGACGGCACGAAAACCGAGGATTCAATCGGAGCCAAAGCCAGCTGAAGACGACTGGTTCAGCTTCGATCAAAGAATCCTCGACGAATACGGCTCCCAGCATGGGTAGTGCTGGGAGCCGTTTTTTTTGTGGCTCGATTTGAGACTATCGTCTCTGAGAGAACGACGGATAAGCATAATCGCAAATAAATCCAAGGAAATCCAAAGATAGCCACAAATCCAGAATCGCTTGGAACCAGGGCTTTTCCTTTGCTCGCGCTCGCGAGGCAGGATCGCTCTCGCGCGTAGGACTCGATCGCGCGTGTAAGCGCTCGACCGCGCGAGCGAACAAACTGTGTCAAGATCTTAGTTCTTAGTCTCTAAGATCTTCAGCGCGCGAGCGCGTGTACGCGCGATCGTGAGGAAAGGTGACTAGGGCAACTGGCGGCCCGAGCGCGAGCGCTCGCGCGAGAGGCTTGTGGCACTTGTGAATAACTTGAAGGATATTTGCGACAGGAATAGGTGTCGCAGTATTCGTCCGTAAATAGCGGACTTTTTAGACTAGCGCCGGGGATTGGGGTACGGTAGGGTTCCCGGTTCGGGGGCAGTTCCCCGGCGGTCTAGTACCTACAAGTGGTGGAGGGTTCAAGCATGACGGGTAAGCGTGGGGCAGCAAACGGACGCGGTTTGCCTATGTTGCGAACCAGCGAGCGCACCACACTGAAGAAGTGTGAGTGGCTGTGGGACCGGACGTACAACGATCGGCTCAAGCCGCATACTGATGCGCCTGCCCTGCGCTTCGGCAGCCTCGTACACCGCGCACTCGCTGCGTGGTACGTGCCCGGCGTGAAGCGGGGCACCCATCCCGCTGTTGCGTTTGAGGCAGCCTACGAAGACGACATGAAGGAGAACCAGGAGATCTTTGGCATGCGCGTCGGTGAGGGTGACGACGAGCGTTGGGAGAATGCCCACGAGCTAGGCATCGCGATGATGAACAACTATGTGGACGAGTACGGCAACGATGACCGCTGGGAAGTGCTCGCCACCGAGATGCCTTTCCGCGTACTCGTTACGCATGAGGTACGGAAAGCTGAATGGCCGCATAGCAAGGTAGAGCCATGGTTCTACTACACCGGCGTCGTTGATGGTCTCTGGCGCGACAGACGCGACAAGAAGATCTGGATCCCGGATCACAAGACTACGGGTGGCATCGGCGACAAGAACTGGAGCCATCTGGTACTGGATGACCAGGCAGGAGCGTACTGGTCCTATGGCGTGGACTTCTTGCGCGAGAAGAAGATCCTTGGCCCTAAACAGCGGCTCGCCGGGATGATGTACAACATCATGCGCAAGGCTATGCCTGATGAACGAGCGAGTAAGCTGATTGACGGCAAGCGCATGTATCTCAACCAGGATGGCACGGTCAGCAAGAAACAGCCGTCACCGTACTTCAAGCGGATGCCGATCTTCCGGGATGAGCACGACCGCGAGGAGGTCAAGTACCGCGCACAGGTCGATTACGCTCGCATTGAGCTATTCAGACGCGGCCAGCTGCCGCTCACGAAGAATCCGGGCATGTTCACCTGCCCGATGTGCCCGATGCGCGACGCCTGTGAGCTGCACGAGACCGGCAACGACTACTTGGCATTTCTCGAGCAGACAACGAAGCAGTGGGACCCGTACAGCGAGCACGAAGTGTACGAGGGTAGGTGATTTGCCGTATGGCGATCCAAAATCGCATTTTTATCTGCATCGGTTCGCAGAAAGGGGATTAGATGCCGCGTCGGCCGCAAACAGGCTCGCACGTCCGACCGTCGGGTAGGCAGGCGAACCTGTCGGTCGTACAGGCACCCGTATCACCCCACCTGAACTTCACGCAGCTTGGTGAGTCAGAGTGGATTAGGATGCTGGTCTACAGCAGCCCTGGTAATGGCAAGACTAGCTTCATCGCGACGGGTGCTGCCGAGTACCCGACGCTCATCATCCGCAGTAGCATGGACCTGATACCAGCGCGAGCGTTGCGCAGCGGCGCACACGAGATCGTTGCGGACACGCACGAGAAGATGTTGCAGATCCTGGAGTGGTGTCAGCACATTGACCCTATGCCCTATGAATGGATCTGGTGGGACTGCATCAGCATCGCGCAGGACGTATTGCTGGACGACGTTTGGGAAGCCGCGTGGCGAAACAAGCCTGGCCGTAACTGGGTACTTGACGACAATGGTCGGCCAACCAACAAGCCCAACATCACGTCCACCGGCGGCAAGGACAAGCCGGAGTATGGTACCAATGCCGACCGCATTCAGCAGTGGGTGCGGCACATGATCGGGTGTAAGCGGTTCCACTTTGGCATCACCGCTCACCCGCTAGAGGGACCGCATCCCGCGAACGATGAGGGTGGTGACGTCCTTCGCCCGTACATACAGGTACGCCAGATGCCAGAGAAGATTTGCGGCTACATGAATATGGTGGGGTTCATGGAAGTCGTGGAGGAAGGCAAGAAAGAGATTCGTCGGATCCACTTCACCGAGTCCAGCCGGTACTACGCAAAGGATCACTTCGATGCGTTCCTACCGGATGGGTATGTAGACGATCCGACGATCCCGCAGATCATGCGGGCAGTAGAGGCGGCACGCTCAGGCGGCGCTGGTTTGCGCAGCCAGCGAGGTCGTGCGGCCGCAACTAGACGAGGCAGAAGGGAGCAATAGTGGCACGTCTCATTGACTACGACGTCACTGGCGTCGAAGAGTCAGGTGGCGGTACCGGCGTCAAGGTACCCACCGGACTTCGCGTCGGACGTATCGCGTTGTGCGAACAGCGCGAGGTCAAGGCAAACGGCCAACCCGCGAACGACATCCGGGTCGGGTTGGACATGGGGCCAGACTACGACTGGCTCTTCACGTACATCGGGCTGGGTCCCGAGAGCGATTGGAAGCTGGCGGAGTTCATCCGAGCATGCCAGCTGAAGGAGAAAGGCAAGCTGGATCCGACCAAGCAGGTCGGCAAGATCATCCGTGTGAAAGTCAACCACGGAGAGTACAACGGCGAGTACGCGCCGGATGCCGGCAAGCTAATGCCGTCTCAGGACGGCGACGAGGTCGGCGGTCTGTCAGCCACTGCCGCAGCCAACGGCAGTAGCAACGCGATCGAGACTGACGAGGAGGAGGCAACGTCGCAGTACGCAGACGGTTTCGTTCCTTCGCGTGAGGACGACCCGGAGGTCGGCAGCTACGACGACTGGGCCGATGACGATCTCGAGGCAGAAGTCAACGACCGGGGTGCCACTATCCCCGGTGGCCGTGGCAACAAGCGCGACAAGCTGATCAAGGCTCTGCGCGAGGAAGACAACGCTGTCGCCGATGCCGCTGACGAGGCGGGGCAAGAGGCAGAGAGCGGTGACGAGGATGGCGACGATTACGAGTCTTGGGACATCGATGCTCTGAAGAAGGAGTGGGAAGATCGCAACCTGGGCGACATGCCCAAGATGCGTGGAAGCGGTGCTGCCGAACGGCTGACTGCCGCCATCATCGAGGCGCTGCGCGAGGACGACGCAGCCAATCCGTTCGAGTAGCTATGGCTGAAGCAGGAGAAGCATTTGGGACGGACGATCTCGCACTCGCGACGACGCTCGCCTGCGCGGGGTTTGAGTATGACCTGAAGAGGCTGAACAGCACAAAGGTTGCGTGGATCTTCACGCCGCCAGAGAGCCGTGATGAGGAGTTCTATGATCTACTGGCCGACTACGAGAGCCGTCGCTGTACGGTAGAGCCGTGGTCGTTCACTATAGAGCTCAGCCGAATGAAGACGGTGCTGTTTGCGTTCTTGGGGAAGAGTCCGGCAAGACCCAATGCTTCTCCTGCAGCAGCCTCCGCTTCTGATGGCTAAAGTAACATCACGTCAAATACAGGTCTTACAACCGTACCTGGAGGGCGAGACCCCAACTCACAGGAATGATGATGGTACCAGAGAATGGAACATGCACTGTCCGCTCCACGGCGACTCGCGTAGGTCGGCGAGCCTCAACGTGGACAAGGGTGTCTACTACTGCTTCAAGTGCGGTGGGATGCCAGTAACTGCCCTCATCCGTAGGCGGAGCGAGTGGACGCCAGCATCAAGCAACGGTGTGTCTCCGAATCTCAACGGGCAACCACCGGATAGGAAGCAGCGTGTCATCAGCCAGGCCATGGTAGACGGGTGGCACTCGGCGCTAATGTCAAATCCGGGTGCGCTACAGTGGCTACACGAGCGCCGTGGTCTGACTGATGCCACGCTCAAGAAGTTCAAGGTCGGACTACAGGATAGCGCCAACTACACCATCCCTGTATATGACGAGGATGGCGAGCTAGTCAACATCCGGTACTACAATCCGCGTCCTGCTGAGGGTCGCCGCAAGATCTGGGGCGAGATCGGTTACAACAAGCCGCCACGCCTATACCCTCTAAGCGTGCTCGCGAGCGCACCTGGTGAGATCATCATCTGCGCGGGTGAATGGGACGCCATGCTCGCAATCCAGTATGGGTTCAGTGCCATCACCCGTACCGCCGGGGAGAACCAATGGGACATGACCTGGGGGCCATTGTTCAAGGGTAAGACGGTCTACATCGCGCAGGACATGGACGACGAGGGGCAACAGGGCAATGTCAAGATAGCCCGTAGCCTCTCATCCGTGACTGACTCTATCTATTTGGTGAAGCTGCCATATCCCGTGGTGCCTAAGCACGGTAAGGACATCACCGATCTGCTCACCGGCGAGGGTCCTGCCGCTCTTAGGGCTGCGATCAGCGGTGCTGTGAAATATGTTGGCAAGGCTGCACGCGCCGGGCGCAGGCAGAAGGACGTGCCGGTAGACACGGTCACCGTGCTAGACACATTTGACAATGAACGAGTGGGCATACCTGTGCGCGTACTCGTCACGCTGAAGGGGCGCAAGGAACCTGGCTACCTGATCCCGCGTAAGGCACGCCTAGTCTGCACCCAGGATGCCGGTACCAAGTGCCAAGGCTGCCCACTCAACGCGAACCAGGGTCAAGCTGAAGTCTTCATTGAGTCAGATGACCCGCTCATCCTCGGCATGATTGAAGCGACGAAGGAACACGTGGCGAAGGTTATCAACGACGCCTACGGTATCCCTGGTGGCAAGTGCGGTAGGTTGCAGCATGAGTACGACGAGCATCATTCGGTAGATGTATTCTTTGCGCGACCCGCTCTTGACTACACCGACGGTGCGGACACATCACCGGACGCCGCGCAGTACAAGAGCATCTCTATCACATCGGTAGATCATCACAGCCTACTGCCGAACAACACAGTCTCAGCTATCGGTGCGTTGCACATGAACCCGGTCAACCATCGCAAGGAGTTCCTAGCACATGAGCTGAGTTACATGGAGACCGCCGTTGATCAGTTCGACATGAGCGACGCTGCGATTCGTCTCATGAAGAAGTTCCAAGCACCAAGCGATCCGATCAAGAAGCTGGCCGACATCAGCAAGGCTCTGAGCGATCACGTCACGCACATCCAGGGTCGTCCCGAGATGCACGCGCTGATGGACCTGACGTTCCACAGCCTGCTCAGCTTTGACTTCGCAGGCGAACGAGTGAATCGCGGCTGGCTAGAAAGCCTTATTGTCGGTGACACACGTACCGGCAAAAGCCTGGCGGCCGAACGGCTGATTCGTCACTACGGTGGCGGGGAGCTAATCAGCTGTGAGGCTGCCAGTTTCGCAGGCGTGGTGGGTGGCCTCCAGCAAATGGGTGGCCGGGACTGGGCAGTCACATGGGGCGTCGTACCGATCAACGACAAGCGTCTGGTAGTACTGGACGAGATCAGCGGTCTCTCACCCGACGAGATAGCACAGATGAGCGACATCCGCTCGTCGGGTATGGCTAGGCTCGTGAAGATTCAGCAAGAGTCAACCTGGGCTCGCACGCGACTTATCTGGCTAGGCAACCCACGCAACGCTACCATGGCCAACTACACCTACGGGGTGGACGCCATCAAGCCGCTGATCGGTAACGCAGAGGACATAGCACGCTTCGACCTAGCGATGGCGTGTACGCTGTTTGACGTACCTGCCGAGAAGATCAACCAGCCGGTGGGCGGTGGTGAGCTACGGTACACATCCGAAGCTTGCCACCAGTTACTAATGTGGTGCTGGACCCGCAGCGTGGACCAGGTCTTGTTCCAGAAGCGTGCTGAGACGAGGGTGTTCGAGTTGGCAAATGAGATGGGTAAGCGGTACATCGAGGATCCGCCACTGGTACAGGCGGCGAACATCAGGATCAAGATTGCGCGCATCGCGGCAGCGATAGCAGCGCGTCTGTTCAGCACCGACTCGACGTACCAGAAGGTGGTCGTACGACCGGAGCATGTGAATGCGGCGTGCCGCTTTATGAACGTTCTGTACGGTATGCCTACGTTCGGGTACCGCGAGCGGAGCAAGGAGATACTGTCTGACCGTGAGGCGGCGCAGAGCAACAAGGAGAAGATGGCACAGTACCTGAAGGGTCGCCCACTACTCGCGAAGCACCTCAGGAACCAGGGCAAGTTCCGCCGTCAGGATCTTGAGGAGCTACTCAACGTCCCACGCGATGAGGCGAACGGCATCATCAACACGCTGTACGAAGCACGCATGGTAAGACGCTACCTCGGCGACATCTACGTCGAGCCTACACTACATGAACTTCTCAGGGAGGTAAAGATTTGATCAACGTCGCGATCCTAGGCTGTGGCCCGGCGGGACTCATCGCCGCCCACGCGATCGATGAGTTCGACGACGCATACGTGGCGATCTTCAGCATCAAGGAGAAGAGCGTCCTGCCAGGGAGCATGTACTTACACGAAGGCATCCCTGGCATCAACGGTACCTACCCGGACAGCTATGTTCAGTACGTCCGGCTGGGCACGGCTGAGGGATACGCGCACAAGGTGTACGGCGACGCTGCCCGATATACCGCGTGGGAGCAGTACCTC